AGTACGATCACAAGATGTACTCGAAGTTGTCGAAAGTATACTCCCTAGCATGATGAGAATCTTTACACAGGGCGAAAGTATAGTCAGATTTGAACCTCAAATGCCTGAAGATGTTGCTTACGCAGACCAATCATCAGATTATATCAATCATATCTTCAATAAAGACAATAATGGCTATCAAATCTTGCATACAATGTTCAAAGATGCCCTTATTTCTAAAAATGGCTTTGTCAAATACTATTGGAAAACAGATAAAGAGCAAAAAGAAGAATCTTATGAAAATTTAACCACTGCTGAGTACCAAGCAATCCTTGCAGACACCGAAGTAGAGGTTGTCGAGGTCGAAGATACTACTGAAGAACTAGATATAGCCGCCCAAGACTTCACAGAACAGACTTACAATGTCACTGTCAAGCGAGTCAAAGAATATGGGCGTGTTTGTATAGAGAATGTAGCACCTGAAAGTATGCTTGTAAGCAAATCTGCTACATCATTAGAAGATTGCAACTTTATTGGACAAAGAGTTTTTAAAACTAGGTCTGAATTAATTAGTATGGGTTTTGACAAGAAGATGGTCAATGATTTACCTGTAGCTGATGAAGAAATTTACAACACAGAGGCTGTTACAAGACGATCTTATGACGATCAAGATATGCCTCAAGAGTATCAAAACATAGATCCTTTATTGACAAGGGTAGCAGTCATTGATTGTTACATGAAGTGTGACTTTGATAACGATGGTATAGCTGAACTACGCCACATTGTAGTTGGTGGTACAGGACAAAACGCTTATCACATCTTAGAGAATGAACCCATAGAGCAAATACCTTTTGCGATGGTAACAGCTATCCCAATGCCTCACAGATTTTATGGTTTGTCGATATATGATTTGATAGGTGATGTTCAAGAGATCAAAACAACCCTATTAAGACAAACTTTAAACAACGCCTATTTACAAAACAATGCTAGAACTGTTGTAGTAGATGGACAAGCTAATATAGACGACCTCCTTACATCGAGAGCTGGGGGGATTGTACGAGTAAAGTCGCCAAATGCAGTAACTCCCCTCGCCTCTCCTAACTTTATGAGTCAAGGTCTTGCTATGTTAGATAAAGTAGATAACATTCGTGAATCAAGATCAGGTGTCTCTAAAGTTCAAATGGGATTAGATGCCGATCAGATTAATAAATCACACACGACAGCAACCAGTGCTAATGTGATGATGAACGCATCGACACAAAGAATAGAACTTTACGCTAGAAATTTTAGTGAAGGTATCAAAAGAATGTTTCAAGGTATCTTGACTTTAGTATGTAAGTATCAAGATCAAGAAAGAATTATTAGATTGAGAAATCAGTTTGTACCAATGAACCCTAGAGAGTGGGTTGATAGGTATAATGCAACAGTGCAAGTTGGACTTGGCACAGGATCACAAGATCAACGACTAGAAGTATTAGGTCGTGTTTTAGCAGTCCAAGAAAAACTAATCGGTGCTGGTGGTATGGGTATAGTAGATCCACAAAAGATTTATAACACCCTAGAGAAGTATTTAGAAAATGCTGGTTACAAAGATGCAAGTCAGTTCTTTAATAATCCTGAAGTTAATCCACCAAGACCACAACCAAAAAGACCTGATCCAGCAATACAATTAGCACAAGCAGATTTACAAAGACAACAAGCTAAAGATCAAGCTGAAATACAACTGAAAGCACAAAAACTTGAACTTGATCAACAAAAATTAGCATCACAATTAATCAAAGAAGATGATGCAAAAGAATCACAAAAAGAAAAACTAGCAACACAAATATTACAACAAGGAATTAAAAGATAATGGTAACTCCTAATATGCCTTCTTCGGCACAAGATATTATTAATAACTTTTTATCAGGTGGATATGCAAGTGAAGCACAAGCAAATCCTTACAGAGTTAATGTCGATCCTTTTCGACCACCTGTCTCTGATACACCTGAAGAAGATAATAAATCACCTACTGATCCTTGTCCTGAAGGTTATATTTATGATCCAGTAATTAAAAGCTGTGTTCCTATTGAAGAAGAATCAAGCGACAGACCTGACGAACCAGATCGTGATGATATGATGTTTCGACAAATGCAAAGAGATCCTTCTACAGCTTTTGGTGCTTCTAATATATTAGATGATTATCAAATAGATAGTAGAGGTGGTGATAATATCTTCTTGAGATTTGATCCTAATGTTGGCAAACCAAATATACCTTTTATGCCAATATTAAGTGCTGGTGCTGGTTTATTAGATTCTTTTTTCGGTGGTGATAAAAGACGAGAAGATAGATTTAATGAAGCTATGCAAACATACATAGACGCTGGATATGGACAACAGTTAAACAATGGAACTTTCCAAGTTTTCAATCCTCAACAATACTACAGTAATGTTATGAATGATATAGTTAGTGGTGCTAGACAAACTGTTCCACCAAGTATGGGAGGATCAGCTCCAGTTACTGTAGGTCAAGCAGTAGATGCAGTAATAAGTAACGACTATAGTGGTATATCCAGTGGAGGTTCACCAATAGCACAAGATATGTCAGGTGGTTTATTAGGTAGAACACCATTAACTTCAGTAGATTCACAGGGTAATAGAACTAGAAATGATGATGCTTATAAAGCATCAATAGCTCGAAATATTAAGAGAAATGAACAAAACTCACCATATGGAACAAGTGGATTTTCTATGAATGTAGGTGGTACTGGTATGGCTGGATTTACTCGTGGCAGATAGTGAAATCAAAAGAAGCGATCAAGCTAAAAGAATACTTGAAGATGAAATATTTATAGAAGCAATACAAAAGATTAGAGCAGAGTTAAATACTGAATGGTTAAACTCTGACACAAAAGATTCAGAACAACGAGAAAACATCTTTGTCATGAGAAGAATGTTAGAGGTTGTCTTGATGCAAATACGATCAGTTATGGAAACAGGCAAGATCGTCAAAAAATAATAGGAGTAAAATATGGCAGAACAACCAGTAATGGACTCTGCAACAGAGACTCAAACAGAGTCTGTTGCACCAACGCCCAAGCCTCTAAATACTGGAGAGGCGGCTGAAGCCCTGAAGAACTTATTAAATGTAAACGCCTCAGAGACTCAGGAATCAGCAAGTGAAGAATCAAAGAAAGAGGTAAGCGACTCGGAAACGAATATCGAAGATGCTTTCAATGATGATGAACTGATAGATCAAATTGAAGATGAACAACCATCTGATACTAATCAGGAACTTTATAAAGTTGTTGTCGATGGACAAGAACAAGAAGTCACCCTAGACGAACTCACGAAAGGTTATTCACGACAAAGCGATTATACTCGTAAAACCGAAAAACTATCGCAAGATAGAAAAACTGTTGAAGAATTAAAAAACGAATACACTAGGCAAAACGAGGAGGCTAAAATCAAACGAGATCAATACGAGAAGCAAATTCAAGTATTGTCTGAACAATTAAGATCAAGTGAACAAAAGGTAGATTTAGATAGACTTTATGAAGATGATCCAGCGGAGTATGTTCGTGTTAAAGCTGAACAAGATCGTAGGAAAGAACTTTTAGAAAGGTCTAGACAAGAGCAAGAAAGAATCCAAGCTGAAAAACAAGAAGAACAAGGTAAACAATATAATGCTTATCTTGAACAGCAAAGACAACTCCTTGCACAAAAACTACCTATATACGCTGACAAAGAAAAAGGTGCAGAGTTTGTTAAAAATTTAACAAATTATGCTAAAGAGATTGGATATACCGATCAAGAAATTAATATGTTAGTGGATCATAGATCAGTTATTATGTTAGCTAATGCTTATCGTTACGATAAGTTAAAAAAAGCTAATTTAAAAAACAAAAAAGTAACAAAAGTATCTAAGGTCGTAAGTTCATCAAGTCCAAAAGTTCAAGATGATAATGAAGTTGCAAAAAAGTTAAAATCTCAAAAAGCAAATCTTAGAAGAACAGGCAAAGTTCAAGATGCCGCTAATGTCCTTCAACAGATTTATTCTCAATAACATATAGAAAGGAATAAGTAATGGCACAACCAACCAATACTTTTGACACCTATGATGGTGCAAACTCTATAAGAGAAGATTTAGCTGATGTAATTTATAATATTAGTCCATCAGAAACTCCTTTT